AGCCTTGAAGATTACGAATGGGCGGACTTAATCGATACTACTGATAAAGTAAGAATGCTAATTGATCCAACATCCTCTTATGCAAAAGCTGCTGCTGCTGCAATGGGAAGATCTATGGATGATGTTATCATTTCAGCTTTAGGCGGAACAGCAAGTACTGGTGTTTCTGGCGGTACTTCTACTGCATTACCATCAGCACAAAAACCATTTAGTTCATCTCAATCAGATGGAATGACAGTTGCAAAACTATTAGAAGCTAAAAAACTAATGGATGCAGCAGATGTCGATCCTTCTATTAGAAGATATGTGGTTTGTTCACCAACTCAAATTCAAGATTTATTGAATACAACTGAGGTAAAAAGTTCTGACTTTAATACAGTTAAGGCTTTAGCACAGGGATCAATCAATTCATTCTTAGGATTTGATTTTATTATGTCTAACAGATTATCTTTAGACGCTACTAACACAGACGACAGACTTTGTTATGCTTTCACACAAGATGCAATTAAACTTGCTATTGGTAAAGATGTGATGGCAAAGATTTCTGAAAGAGCTGACAAGAGTTATAGTACACAAGTTTACTATTGCATGAGCATCGGAGCGGTGCGTATGGAAGAAGTTAAAGTTGTCGAAATAGCTTGTGATGAATAGGAGTAAAAAATGGCTAGTGTAAAAGGAACAGAACTAACTAACATTGATGCAACTCCTACAGTTAAAATATCTAGTGAAGTCGCTGGAGGAAAGCTACGAGTATTTCATGGTACTTACGAAGCAGCTTCTCTTGCAAGTGGCTCAGACATCTCTATTGCTAGAATACCAACCAATGCGACTATCCACGATGTCATCCTTAAATGTGATGCACTTGGTGGATCGTCAACATTAAAAGTTGGTACAGCTGATGACGATGATTTATTCATTGCCGCAACTGGCACATGGAATGTCGCTGGACAAACTCAGTCTATTTTAGCTGGATCATCAACAGGTGCGCCTATAGCAACTATTACTGGTGTAGGACACAGAACAACAGCTGTCACAGATGTGATTATTACAACTGGTGGTGCAACCATTAGTGGTTCTATCAAATGTCTTGTGATTTATAGCGTAGAATAAAATAGGAGAAGAGATGGCATCTACAGTAGATATATGTAATTCAGCTTTAAATATGTTAGGCGGAGCTACGATTATCTCCCTTACTGAAAACTCAAAGAATGGTCGCTTATGCAACCAAAGATACGAGCCAGTAAGGGATGCCATCTTTCGTTCACATCCCTGGAACTGTTTAATTAAAAGAACTGATTTAGCAGCTAATACTGAAACACCTAACTTTCAATGGAAGTTTCAATATACATTACCAGCGGATTGTATAAGAGTTTTAAGAACTGAAAATTCTAATTTATCGAATGAAGAGCAATATAGAATAGAAGGTAGAAATTTACTAACAGATCAAAGCACCATAAAAATTCAATATGTTGCTAAGATTACAGACACAACAAAATACGACACACTACTTATAGAAACAATAAGTGCCAGACTTGCAGCAGAACTTTGTTATCCTATTACTCAATCATCAACACTTATGGATCGTATGTTTGCTCTCTATGATGCAAAACTAAAAGAAGCCAGATTTGCTGATGCTACAGAAGGATCATCAGATGATGATAACAGATTACAAGCTGGTGACTTTATTAATGCGAGGTTATAGTGCCTAGATCAACATTTGCTTTTTCTAATTTTACTGGTGGTGAACTATCACCAAGGTTAGATGGAAGAACAGATTTACAAAAGTATTATCAAGGTTGTAAGACTTTAGAAAACATGGTGGTACATCCTCATGGTGGTGCTACTCGTAGACCAGGTACACAATTTATTAGTGAAGTAAAAACTTCTGCTAATACGACTAGACTTATACCTTTTGAATTTTCTACTACACAAACTTATGTTTTAGAGTTTGGAAACTTGTATATGCGAGTTCATAAAGATGGCGGTCAAGTATTAGAGGGTAATAAAACTATATCTGCTATAACAAAAGCTAATCCAGCAGTCGTGACTGCAAACAGTCATGGATATAGTAATGGTGATACAGTTATTATTACAAGTGTTGCTGGTATGACAGAAGTGAATGGCAAAACTTTTTTAGTAGCTGATAAAACAACCAATACTTTTGAATTACAAAATGTTGATGGTACTGATATCAACTCTTCTAATTTTACAACTTATACTTCTGGTGGAGTAGTGAATAAAGTTTTTGAACTNNGGTATCAATAATGATCAAGGTTGGTTAGCAACAGATGTTGGAAGAACAATAAAATTTAATTCTGGTGTTGCAAAAATTACAGCCAGAACAAATGCAACAGTTGCTGTCTGTACAATTACAACTGCGTTTGCTAATACCAATGCAACTGCTAGTTTTCAACTTGGTGCATTTTCTGACACAACAGGACATCCTTCTTGTGTAACTTTTTTTGAACAACGATTAGTATTTGCAGCAACAGTTTCTAATCCACAAACAATTTTTTTTTCTCAATCAGGTGATTTTGAAAACTTTACAACTGGTACCAATGCAAGTGATGGTATGAAATTTACGATTGGCTCTGACCAGGTGAATGCTATTAAATATATTAAAGGATTAAGAACTTTAGTTCTTGGTACATCAAGTGGTGAGTTTATAGCCACAGCATCATCGAGTGCTGAACCTATCACACCTACAAATATACAAATTAAAAGACAAGCTGGTTATGGAACATCTGATGTTGATGCTCTTATTGCTGGTAATAAAATTTTATTTGTTCAACGAGCTGGTAAGAAAGTTCGTGAACTAACTTATGATTATGACACAGACGGATATGTAGCTCCTGATCTAACAATTTTATCAGAGCATATTGGTGGTTCTGGTGTAGCTACTGGATTTACAGAATGGACATATCAACAAGAGCCAGACAGTATTGTTTGGGTTGTGCGTTCCGATGGAGTGTTATGTGGTATGACTTACCAACGATCAGAGCAAGTAGTTGCCTGGCATAGACATATTCTAGGTGGAGTTTTTGGATCTAGTGATGCAGTCGTAGAAAGTGTTGCAGCTATTCCTAACTCAACCGCAGCATCACAAGGTGAAGATACTTTGTATATGATTGTGAAAAGAACAGTTAATGGTGCAACAAGACGATACATAGAGTTTATGAAACCTTTTGATTATTCTTCTAATATTGAAGAAGCCTGGTTCTTAGATAGTGCCTTACAATATTCTGGATCAGCAGTTACATCTGTTTCTGGTCTTGATCATTTAGAAGGTCAGGTTGTTTCTATTTTAGCTAATGGTGCTACTCATGCTGATAAAACAGTAAGTGGTGGTTCAATTACTTTAGATCGATCAGCTACAAAAATTACAGTTGGATTATCTTACACATCAACTCTACAAACTATGAGAATTGAAAGTGGTAGTGCTGATGGATCAGCACAAGGTAAAACAAAAAGAATACAAGAATTAACAATACGATTATTTGAAACTGTTGGTGCTGAAGTTGGAAGTGCATCAGACAATACAGATATTATACCATTTAGAGATAGCTCGATGGCAATGGATACTGCGGTTAGTTTATTTAGCGGAGATAAACAAATTGAATTTAACTCTGACTATGAAACGGATGGATTTGTATTTGTCAAACAAACACAACCCCTACCCTTAACAATAACAGCTCTCTACCCACAGCTTAATACTTATGATGGTTAATGGAAATACGACCTTTTATTAAAGAACATGGATATGTAATTTTTAATGTGATCAACAATGCACTTATTGGTCATCAAAAAGATTTATCCTTTATAGACAAACTAGAAGTTGATCATTGTTTTACTGCTGTCAAAAATAGTCAACCAATAGTGTGTGGTGGTATTATTAAATATTGGGAAGGCTGTTATGAAGGTTGGGTTATTGCTTCGCAATATATTAATCATCATCCATACGAAACAGCAAAAACTATAAAACAATATACAGAATTATTAATTAAGAAGCATGACATTCATCGATTACAAACAGCAGTTTTACATAACTTTGATGAAGGTCACCGCTTTGCAAAATTTTTAGGAATGGAACCAGAGGGATTAATGAGAAAATACGATTACATGGA